TTATAGTATTCAAGACATACTGTACGGAATAGCTAATGATCGTATGCAACTATTTATTAGTTGGAACAATAACAGAGTCGAGAGTGCTGTTGTAACCGAAATAGCACAATACCCTCAGTCAAAAGTATTACGATACTTTCTCGCTGGAGGTACAAATCTAGAAAACTGGTTAGAAAGAATACAAACAGTAATAGAAAAATTTGCAAAGCAAGAAAACTGTACTCAACTTGAAGTCGCTGGGCGTAAAGGTTGGGTTAGAAAATTGAAAGGATTTAGTGTCAAAGCATACTTACTAAATAAGGAAATATAAAATGTCAAAAGGATCATCACCACAAAACGTAACAACTACATCATCTGCTGAACCATCAGAGTTCATTAGACCATACTTAGACCAAGCAATTAATTATGGACAAGATTTATTTGAAGCTGATACACCAAACTTTTTCCCTAATAACACTTACATAGATCCGTCTGCTGAAACACAAACAGCATTAGATTTAGCAAGTGCAAGAGCAGTCGCTGGTAATCCTTTACTGAACCAATCACAAAACCTTGCTCAAAAAACACTAGCTGGAGATTTCTTATCTCCTACATCTAATCCTTACACACAAGGTTTATTTAATCAAATGGCTGGTGATGTGACATCAAAGGTACAGTCACAATTTAGTAAAGCTGGTCGTCTTGGATCAGGTGCAAACCAAGAGATATTATCAGACTCATTGGGAAGATTAGCTAATCAAGTTTACGGAGACCAATACAATCGTGAAAGAGGCTTACAAGCTCAAACCATGATGACAGCACCACAGCTAGGTGAAATGGATTACAATGATGTATCAAGACTAGCACAAGTAGGTGCAGATAGAGAAAGCATTGAACAAACAAAATTACAAGATGCTATTGCTCGTTTTGATTACGAACAACAAAAACCATTCATTAAATTAAATCAATACTTAGGTGCATTAGGTTCACCAGTACCAACACAAACAGTATCAACACAACCTGTTTTTAGAAATACAGGTGCTGGATTACTCGGTGGTGCATTAACAGGTGCAAATATTGCTGGTCAAATAGGTGGAGCATCGATGTTTGGTAATCCTCTCTTTGGTGCAATTGGAGGAGGACTTCTTGGAGGGTTCGCTTAATGAGTTTATTAGCAAATAATTCAATATTACAAGAAGTAATTGGTCAAAAATTAAATAAATTAATTGCACCTCAAAAACCAAAAGGTCTCTTAGGTTTTGCAAAGTCACAATATGCACAAGATTTAGGCACAGGGTTATTAGCACAATCTGGTTATCAACCTATGCCAACAAGTTTAGGTCAATCTATTGGAACAGCTTTTCAAAATGCTAATCAATTAGAAAATCAAAGACGTATGACTGATTTTTCAGAATTAGGTGCATTAACTAACATATATGGAGCTTTGAACCCTACTGGTTCTAAAACAGATAATAGTTGGCAATCAATACAAAGTTATGCAAAAGACAGAGGTATAGAATTAACTGAAACTCAAGCTAAAGAAGTAACTCGTAATATTGGCACAGGAAATATTATAAGAATAGATGAAAGTACAGGAACTGCAATAAACACACTAGATGTATTACTAAAACCTTACTTAAATAAAAATAAAAACAAAGATGCTGAAACAGATAGTATATCTTTATCTACAGGTGAAACAGAATTACAACAAGAAAATATCTATAAAAAAGTAGAGGGTATTCAAGAAGATTTTAATAAATATAATTGGAATGAATTAATATTTGTGGCAGATGAAATAGATAAAATTATTAATCAAGGTGGTAATATAAAAGGTGTTGGTGTTTTAGAAGGTAATTTACCAGACCTTTTTGTCGGTGAAGAAGGTAAATTAAACAAAGCAAAAATAGCTAGACTTTTTAACATTACACTTAAAGATAGATCAGGTTCGGCTGTAACAACACCTGAATTAGATAGATTGAAAAAAGAATTTGGTGCTGGTACTTTTAAAACAGATCAAGATTTTATCAACGCATTTAATGTTTACAAAGGCATTGTAAATAAAATTATAAATCAACAATTAGCTGGATACGATTCAAGAGCTTTAGAAACTTGGACTAAACAAGGTGGTGTTAGTCAAATAGGATCTGATGCACTACGAGAGGAATTTTTATAATGGCAAGTTTATTACAAACAAAAGTCAAAGTAGAAGATTTGATAAATAAAGGTTCTAGTAGAGAAGATATATTAAATTTTATTTCTAGTTCAGGCTATACAAAACAACAAATTAAAGATTTTAAAATAGATCAGAAAGAAGGAGTAAGTCTTTTTGAAAGATTTAGAATGGGTTTAGCACCTAATAAAGAATCAAAAGAAAAGACTATGCAAAAACTCTATCCTGAGTCTGTTAAAGTTGGTGATAATTTTGCAATTTATGATGATAAAACTCAAGGTGCAAAAATGTTTAACCCTTCAGGTTTTGACTTTGGAGATGTAGCAGAGTTTGGTGGTAGAGCTATGATTAGTTTAGCTCCTAATATTATTGGTGCATATAAAGGACAAAAAGTTGTTCCAACTCCAGTAGGTAAAGTTGTTGGAGGTCTTATTGGTGCTGGTCTAGGTGAAATGGCTGGTGGAGAAGGATCTGATAGAATTTTTAAAGCAACTGGTGGTGAAATAGATAGAACAGTACCACAGCATTTAGCTAATAGAGGCTTTGATTTTGCTCTTGGTAGTGTGTCTGAATTTGTAACTCCATATATTTTAAAAACTTTAAAAAAACCTTTTTCTGGTTTTAGAAAATCTACAAGAGAAGATAGTTTAAATAATATAAAAATATTTGAAGAAGCAAATGTATCACCTTCGTCACTAAGCGTTTTATCTGAAGGTGCAAATTTAAGTTTAGTAAGAGACTTAGAATCTATATTAGGAAATATACCTATTGCAAAAGATAAACTAGCTAAAGCTGGTGTAAAAATGCAAGAAGATATGGGTAATTCTTTAATGAATACTTCATCATATTTAGTAGGACAACCAGCTAATGTTAATTCTATTACACTAGGTAATATTGTTAAAAATGGTATTGAAAACGCAAGTACACAATTTAGTACAAAATCAACATCACTGTACAATGAAGCATTTGATTTATTAAAGCCATTTGGTGATTTTACAGTAACCCCATCTAAATTTGTGCAAAAGCTAGATGAATTAGCAACCCCTTCAGGTGCTAATATTACAAAAAAAGTTACAAAGAAAATGGCTAAAGAAGATCCTTCTTTGACAGTTGGTGATACAATAGTTGTAGGGAAAAAACCAAGTGAATTACAATCAAAAAAATTATTTAGGATAAGAAAAGAAATTAAGGATAAAATAGCTGATGGAAGATTAACATTCGCTGATTTAAGAAAATATAGGTCTGATATAGGTAAAAACATATCTAGCACTAACCTTATAGATGATGTACCAACAGGAGAATATAAACAGCTATACGGAGCATTATCTGAGGACTTAAAAGTAATTTTACAAGATACTGATAAATTAGCATACACTAAATTTTTAAAAGCAGACCAATATTATAAAGCTGGTATCAAAAGAATTGATGAAGTTTTAAAACCAATAAAAAATGTAGATCAAGATAAGATTGTAAATTATTTATTAACATCATCGCAAAATGGTGCAACCTATATTAATGGTTTAAAAAAATCATTGAAACCTGATGAGTTTGCCTATGTACAAAATGCTATAATACAAAAGTTAGGAAAATTAAAAGCTGGTGATGGTGTAAATTTTGATACAGCTACTTATTCTGAATTATTTAACAGTAATAATTTTTTAACTAATTGGAATAAAATTGATCCAAAAGCAAAAGATTTTTTATTTTCTAGTAAAAAATATCAAGGTTTAAGAAAAGATTTAGATAGATTAGCAGTTATTGCTAGTAAGATTGCAGAGTCTGGTAAAACTTTTGAAAATCCATCGAAAACTGCTGGTAGTGTAGTAGGTCAATTAGCTTACGCTACTGCTATAACAGCTGGTACTTTATCTGGAATACAAAGCGTATTTACCACAGGAGCATTATTATATGGTGGTGCTGAAATTGTAACAAACCCAAAAATAGTAAAATGGTTAGTACAAGGTACAGATATAGCAAATAATCAAGGAGTAGATGGTTTTATAAAACATTTAGGTAAAGTTGGAACTGTATTTGCTGGAACACAACCTGAATTACAAAATTGGGTAGCAGAATATGCAGACACACTTACAGGACAAAAAGATCAAAAAAAGGAACAATAGATGACAGTATCAAATTACAGTACCACAGCTAGTAGCAATACAGCTATTAATGGAGTTAATATCTCTGAGGGTATGTCTCCCTCTGACGTTAATAACGCTATTAGAGAACAACTTAAAGATGTTAGATCCGTATGGAATGACAAAGAGTGGTTCTTATTAGGCGATGGTGATAGCACTACTACCTTTACAAGAGCTTCTGCTACCAGCATAACTGTAGCTTCTAACATTACATCGACACATCATGTAGGTCGTAGAGTTAAAGTTATTGGTTCTAATACAGGTACAATCTTTGGTAAGATCGCAACAAGTTCTTTTTCTTCTCCGAACACAACCCTAACCTTTACTTTTGATAGTGGTTCTCTTAACTCAGGTGATACCACAGTTGCAGTTTATGTCGGTTCGGTTTTTACAAATCCAGCTAATCCTGTTGTCGATGAAGATAACATGGCGAGTGATAGTGCTATTCTTCCTCCTTCACAACAATCCACAAAAGCATTTGTCACTTCAGGTACAGTCACCCTATCAAATAAGTCTATCAATCTAGGTAGTAACACCCTTACAGGAACAACTGCCCAATTTAATACAGCATTATCTGATAATGACTTTGCCACATTAGCTGGATCTGAATCTCTTACAAACAAAACACTTACTAGCCCTGTTATTAACACAGCTATTAGTGGTACTGCATTTAAAGATGAAGATGATATGTCATCTAATAGTGCGACTGCTGTTGCTTCTCAACAATCAATCAAGGCTTATGTAGATCAACAAGTAGGATTATCTGACTTAGATATTAGTGATGGTTCTTCTACTATAGCGATAGACTTAGACTCTGAGACTTTAGGTTTACTAGGTGGTACAGGTATCGATAGCACAGCGTCAGGCAATAATGTTACTTTTGCTATAGACTCCACTGTAGCGACAAAGGCTGGAACAGAAACACTTACTAATAAAACTATTAGTGGTTCATCTAACACTTTATCAAACATAGCAAACTCTAGCCTCACTAACTCTACTGTGAGTTATGGTGGGGTATCTCTAGCTCTTGGTGGTACTGACGCAACCCCAGCTTTTGATTTACAAGATGCAACAAGTTATCCAGCTAGTGCTTTAACAGGAACTGTCTCTAACTCACAACTAGGTACAGGGATTGATGCTACAAAGGTTGCTGATGGATCAGTTACTAACGCAGAATTTCAATATATCAATACTCTATCTTCTAATGCTCAAACACAACTAGATGCTAAAGTAGCAAAGGCTTCAAACTTATCAGACTTAGCTTCTGCTTCTACCTCAAGAACAAACTTAGGTCTTGGCACAATGGCAGTTCAAAACTCAGGAACAGTATCTATAAGTGGTGGTTCTATTACAGGATTATCAACACCTTCTAATAATTCAGATGTAGCCATTAAGTCTTATGTTGATGACGCAGTTGCTGGTCTAAGAACAAGAACGATAGCTGAGTGTGCAACAACAGCGAATGTTAATCTATCTAATGGATTAGAAGCTGGTGACACAATCGATGGCGTTACATTAGTTGCTGGTGATAGAGTCTTAGTTAAAGATCAATCTACAGCTACACAGAATGGTTTATATATAGCAGTCTCAAGTGGTACTGCTTCGAGAGATCCTGAACATGACAGTATCGCTGAGTTAAGTGGTGGTATGGTGGTCGTCAATCAAGGATCATCAAATGACAATAAAATATTTCTTTGTACGACTGATAGTGATGGCTCACTAGGTTCTACAAATATAACCTATACTCAAGTTACACCTTCTAATGCTGGAACAGTTACAAGCATTGGCGTAACCCAATCAGGTTCAGAATTTTCTATATCAGGATCACCAGTGACATCTGCTGGTAATATCACACTAGGTGTAAACAGAATTAGTGCTACGAAGATTGGTGGCAACTCTAATATTTCTGATACAGAATATGGGTTTCTCGATGGAGTAACCTCATCAATACAAACACAAATAGACGCTAAAGCTGGTGCTGGTTTTGCAGTAGCGATGGCAATAGCTTTATAAGGAGAAACAATGGCTCAAGATTTTGAAAGATCATACGCTAGTTCGATTTCAAACTCATCAGGATCGCCAACAACATTGGTCACTTCAAACTCTGATGACGCATTGATCTCAATTAGATTAGTAAATAAACACACAGCATCAGTTAGTGTATCAGTTGTTATTACATCAGGTGGAACAACCTACAATGTAATCAAAGATGCACCAGTTCCTGTCGGTGGCTCACTAGAGTTAATCGACTCAGGTTCAAAAATAGTAATTCAAACAGGTGATGTAGTGAAAGCATACGCAGATACAGCAAGTGCTGTTGATTGCTTAGTGAGTTTCGTAGATAGCATTAGTACATAGGAGATAGAATGGCTTATATTGGAAATATACCAGCAGATAAATATCAAACTCTACAGAAACAGAGTTTTACTACCTCTGCTACTGACACCTATACGCTAAGTTATGCAGTATCAAATCCCCAAGATCTCGCTTTGTTCATTAATAATGTAAGGCAAAATCCTAATGATGCTTATACTGTATCAAACACAACGCTAACCCTATCCTCTGCAATTACTGGTTCAGATACTATGTATGCAGTGTTCTTAGGTAGAGCAGTAGAAACTGTAGCACCAGCTATAGGCTCTGTTACGAACTCTATGTTAGCTAACTCATCTATTACTTTAAATGGCTCTGCTGTTTCTTTAGGTGGTAGTGCTACTGTGGGTGGGAATAATGCTCCAATATTATCAGTTGGTTTAGCAAATTCACAAAACATGAGTGACAATACTTGGACAACAGTAATCTTTGATACAGAAACTTTAGATGCTGGAAATATTTATAATAGCTCAACAGGTGTTGCAACACCAACTGCTGGTACCTACTTAATGATTTTTGTTGCAAATGTTGGAGGAAGTGTAGACAACAGTTTGGAAAATGCTGGAGTAAAATTTTTAGTTGGAAGCACAACAACTGCTGAACAAACTTTAATTACTAACTACTTTACTCATAAATTTGCAAATCTAGTCACATCTTATATTCAAGCATTTGATGGTAGCACAACTGTAGCATGCCAAGCATATAATAATGTTAGCAGTGGACAAGCAAGTATTTATGGTGGTGGAGCAAATAGATTTGGTGCAACATTTCAAATGGTAAAATTAATAGGAGCATAGATGGCACAACTTAGTACAAAAATTAAATTATATGTAGGCAGTGAAGTAGATTTTCGAAAAGATTTAATGCTTCAAGATGACGGACAAGGTGCATACATTAAAGAGTGGAACTTAGAAAAAGCTAAACCTACTGACGCACAATTAAACGCATTAGAAACACAAGCTAATGAGTATGAAGCAAATCTAATCACATCTAAAGAAACTAACAAAACATCTGCTAAACAAAAACTACAAGACTTAGGATTAACAGTAGATGAAATTAAGGAGGCATTTGGGATCTAATGGCTATATCAACAATACCAACTAGAGCATTTACTCAGCAAGGGATTAACTTCCGTAACCTCATCATGAATGGTGATATGTCTGTTGCACAGAGGGGTACTTCATTCTCATCAACAGGTGATGTTTATGTATTAGACAGATTCAAATTAGATTATGTAGGAAGTCCCTCCGTTAGATACACAGTCTCACAAGATACAGATACTCCAACAGGACAAAGTTTTGCAAAATCAATGAAGTTTGATGTAACTACTGCTGAAGTATCACAAAGTGAAACAACAAGATTATGGACTAGAATTGAATCTCAAAATCTTCAAATGTTAAAATATGGAACATCTAATGCTGAAACTTTAAGTCTATCGTTTTGGGTTAAATCAAATTTAACAGGAACTTTTATATTTTGGTTATACCAAGAAGATTCAACAAGAAGTATCTCTAAATCATACACTATTAGTTCAGCAAATACTTGGGAAAAGAAAACAATTACTATTGATGCAGATACAAGTGGACAAATAAATAATGATAATGGTGCAGGATTAAGAGTAGTTTGGTTTTTAACTGCTGACCAAAGTACCTATGGCTCATCATCTTTACAAACATCTTGGGGAAGTTATAACGCAACTGCTGTTGCAACTGGTCAAACAAATGTAGGAAGCAGTACATCTAACGAATTTTACATTACAGGAATACAACTAGAAGTCGGTACATCTGCTAGTGATTTTGAGTTCTTACCACATGATGTGAATTTAAGAAGATGTATGAGATACTTTCAACAGATGGGAAACAACGATGCCATGGATCAAACTGCAACACAATCTGGCACTAGATTTCTTCAAGGACAAAGAGAAGGCAGTGATAATGCAGAGGCAAAGTGTATTTGTCCTTTATTAGTGCCTCTTAGAACAAATCCAACGATTACTAAAAATGATATAAATTTTCGTCAAGATGGAACTAATACTGATTTTAACGCCATGTCTGTTAGAAATTTTGGAAATGTCTTAGAAATAACAGTATCAAATACTTCTAACTTTAATACAGGAGAATCCATGATGATTAGGTCTACAAGTGCAGATTCATATTTAAGATTTGATTCGGAGTTATAGATGATACAGAGCGTAGAAAAAAATTACATGAATAGTCAATTTGAAAATTATAAAGTCACATTGACAGACAATAGTGTTTTGTGGGTTCCTCACGATACAGCAAACCGACACTACCAAGAGATACTAGAATGGGTAGCAGAAGGAAACACAATTACAGATAATGGGAGTGGTGAGTAATGGCATACATAGGTAGAGATATATCAAACTTATCAGACAGAGCAGTCTTAGATAGTATTACAGCAAGTGCTACAGCTACATATAACCTATTATTAAATAGTGTTGCCTATGTACCTAGTAGTGCAGAGAGTTTAACAGTTAGTTTAAATGGTGTTATTCAGAAACCTCAGTCAAGCTACACAGTATCAGGTAGTACGATTGTATTTGATTCAGCTTTAACTTCTTCAGATTCTATAGATTTTATTATTGCAGAAAGAGCAATCACCTTAACGACAGTAGGTAGTGGTTCAGTAGGAACTTCTCAACTTGTTGATGGTAATGTGACTACAGCTAAGATAGCTGACAGTGCAGTTACTAACGCAAAGATTACAGACGGAACAATCGCTAATGCGAAACTTGCTAACAGTTCAATCACACTAAATGGTAGTGCGGTATCACTGGGTGGTAGTGCTACGATTGGCGGTGGTGGTAAGATTGGTCAAGTAATCCAAACTGTTAAGACAGATGTATTTTCAACTAGCTCTAGTTCTTTGGTTGATGTTACAGGATTAACTGCATCTATAACTCCAAGTGCTACTGATAGTAAAGTTTTAGTTTGTGTAACTGTTAATGTTTCTTCAACTGATAATTCTCAATCTACTATTTTATTTAGAGATTCAACAAGAATAGCAGTTGGTGATGCCTCTGGTAATAGAACACAAGCTTTTGGAGCTGGTGCGTATAGTGGAGTTATAGGTGATACTACACAAATGCCATATAATATTAATTTTTTAGACTCACCAAATAAAAATTCAGCTACAGTGTACAAAATACAAGGTGGTGCTGTTGGTGGTGGAACTTTGTATTATGGTAGAGGAACAACTGATAATAATGATGCTCAACACTCAAGAACTCCACAAACAATTACACTAATGGAGGTACTAGCATAATGGCACTTATTAAATTAAACAATCAATCAATCTCTGCTGTTAGTGCTTTGCCTAGTGGTATTGATACAGGTAAGATTGGTCAAGTAGTTGAAACTAGATTAACTGCAACAAGGAGTACATCATCAACTTCTTATGGTGCTATTAGTGGATTTGAAGCATCAATAACTCCTTCAGCAACTTCAAGTAAAATCTTAGTTTGTGTTCATGTTGTTTTTTCTTCTAGTAATCATGCACATATAAAATTTAGCAGAGATAATGGTTCTTCTTTTGTTGGAAATGGTGTTGCTTCTGGAAATAGAGATGGTGTTAACTTTTATGCTTATGGTGCAGTTAATACTGCAAGGTCAGATTCAATGATGTTTTTAGATACCACAAATACAGCATCGGAAGTTACCTATAAAGGATATTGGAAAGCTAATTCAGGGCCTCAAACTGCATATTTAAATAGAACACCAAACGATGAAAATCAGATGTATGGTGCGAGAGGAGTTTCATCAATAACACTAATCGAGGTATTAGCATAATGAAAATTAAAGGAGAAAAACAATGACAGATATAATAAGTGCAATCAAAGCTCTTGATGCAAATGCTCAAGTAGTAGTCAATGGTGAACCTAGCAATCAAACTGAGTACAAAAGCCAAGTAAAATATATTTCTGGTGCAGATGAGAATGGCAATGCTATTTACAAAGACACACAAGATTTTACATGGGATCAAGTATCAGCAAAGAAAGCTGAGTTACAAACTGCTTACGACAATAACGAGTATCAGAGAAAAAGAGCAGATGAATATCCATCTATAGCAGATCAGCTAGATGACATATATCACAATGGCGTTGATGGTTGGAAAACCACTATCAAAGCTACAAAAGACAAATATCCAAAGAGTTAATCATGTGTGAGTGTTGCGAAGGATATGACTGTATCTGTAAATGAAGATATCGGACAACACATCGGTATCAATGCCGATGCGAAACCTTATAGCTATTTCTGTTGCGATTGCAGTTGGGACAATGGCTTTCTTCAAAATCCAAGAACGAATAAATAACTTAGAAACACGAGCAACTTTATTTGAAGCTGATCTTGTAAAAAACGCAGATCAAACCCCTATAGATCAAGAACAATTTATGTTGTTGGAATTCATAGCTGGACAAGTAGAAAGCATGAGTGAGGATTTAGAAAATATGTCTCACAACAAAGTCAATATTAAAAGACTTCAAGCAGATATGGACAAGGCATTAGAAGACATAGAATCATTAAAGGACAAGGTACGACAGAATGGTCACTAAAATTATAATCGCATTATTATTATTCAGTAATGGGCAAATGATAGAGCATACTATTACGAAAGGTATCAACGATTGCTTAGAGAAAAAAAGAATAATGAAAAGAAATATGTCTGATAGTGTTCAAATATCTTGTGCAAAAGTAGAAGCTGATATTGAAACCATAGAAGGTAGAGAATTTATAAAGAGTATTAGGCAAACTAATACTGAAGGAAATCATCATGACTAAAGCAGTAGTAAGAAAACAAGGCAATAGACCTAGTAAATACAAACAGTCTATCCTTTCTGATTTATTTGAAATGTTAGCGAGAGGTCAAACCATTCGTGAATGTTGCAAAGAACTAGATGTATCTTGGACAACACTAAGACAATGGATCAACAAAGACGAAAAGCTAAACAAACAATACCTACAAGCAAAACACGATAGTGTCCTCTACACGATAGAAGATTTAGATATCTTGTTAGAACAAGCAAAAAAAGATCCTAAGTTAAATATGACTAAGGTTAAATTATTAGAGATTATACAAAAGAATGTTCACTTTAAAGCTGGAAAACTAGCACCTAAAATCTATGGAACAGAAAAACAAACGATGTCTATCCAAGATCAAAAAGGAAATGAGTTTAAGGTAGAGTGGTCTAAATGAACTTTGATATGAAAACAGTATTACCTTACCTAGTGATTATTGCATCGTTAGCAATGACTTGGGGAATGTGGTCAGAAAGATTAGAAGCTGTCGAGGCAAAAGCAGATTCTATATCCTATATGCAACAAGACATAGCTGTTATCAAAGAAAAAATAATATGGATAGAGAACTACCTTATAGGTAATTAATGAAGTTTTTTTTAATCATGTGGTTATGTATTCAGTCACCTACTGTACCACTTGATAAAACTTGTATCACAAAAGTAAATCAACAGGCAATGTATAATACTTTACAAGAATGTAAGGTAGATGCTGTTTTAGTTGCAAGTAAAATAATGGTTGTTCCTGATGTTTATGTAACAACATTTTGCACAACAAAAGAGGTGACAACAACATAAGGGGGAAGATGTCTAAGATTTTAATAATCTCAGACCTTCACGAACCATACAGTCATACTGATAGTTTTGCTTTTATAGAAGCTATTAAAAAACAATATAAACCTGACAGGGTTGTTTGTATAGGCGATGAGCTTGATTATCATGCTTTATCGTTTCATGACTCAGATCCTGACCTACCTAATGCCTCTAAAGAACTAGAGCTAGGGATATACAAGATCAAAATGATTGAGAAGTTATTTCCTAAAATGGATTTACTTCATAGTAATCATGGGAGTATGGTCTATCGAAAACGGAAACATCATGGTTTCCCTTCTCTTGCAGTGAAGGACTACGCAGATATACTAGGTGTCGATAAACAGAAATGGCGTTGGCACGACAGATTAATTATTAAAGATAAATATGGTGAATATTACTTTTGCCATAACATGAATAAAGATCCTGTAAAATCTTCCATGTCTATAGGCATGAATTTTATACAAGGTCACTACCATACTGATTTTAGGATTGGGTATTGGTCAAGTCCTGAGAACCTTCGATGGGGTATGAATGTAGGCTGTCTTATAGATAAAGACTCACTTGCATTTGCCTACTCAAAGGTTAATATTAGGAGACCTGTACTAGGTTGTGGAATGATTATAAATGGTGTGCCACACTTGATACCTATGATCCTTAAACGAGGAAACAGATGGGTACGACAATTATGAAGGATAAAATAAATCCACCATATTATATTGGTACGAAGATACAGGTATCTGATTTTATAGCAGAATTTAAACTAGATTATTTTCAAGGCAACATTATCAAGTATGTCGTTAGGCATAAACAAAAGAATGGCATTGAAGATTTAGAAAAAGCTAAATGGTATTTGGAGAAACTAATAGAATGTACGAAGAAATAAAACAAGAGATTATCAAACACGAAGGTAAGATTAATAAAGTTTATAAAGATCACTTGGGCAACGCTACATTTGGTGTTGGACACTTGGTACTACCCTCAGACGACTTACAGGAAGGAATAGAATATGATGATACAAAGATTATGGAGTTCTACGAAAGAGACTTCGATCAAGCTGTTAAAGATGCAAGGTCTTTCACGAAAGAAGAAAATATTGATCCTGTCGCTTTTGGCTGTGTTATTAATATGGCTTTTCAACTAGGACTGCCACGATTATTAAAGTTTAAAAACTTTCAATACCACTTAAATAAGTGTGATTATCAATCTGCCAGTGAAGAAATGTTAGATAGCAGATGGGCAAAACAAACCCCAAATAGAGCTAACGAACTGGCAGATACAATGAGGAATATATAATGTTTCAAATGTTATTAAAACCATTGCTGGGAGTAGCTGGTGAAGTTGTTAAAGGTGTCGTAGATACTAAGAAAGCAAAAGCTGAACAGAAAGTTACTGAGATTAAAGCAAAGACAGAGTTACTAAATAAACAGATTAAAGGTGAGATAGAGTACGACTTAGAAGCTATCAAAGGTTCTAAAGACTCTTGGAAAGACGAAGCGTGGACTATCTTGTTTATTATTATCATAGGTATGTGTTTTATTCCACCATTACAACCCTATACAGAGAGAGGTTTTGACGCTCTTTCAAGAACTCCACAGTGGTTTCAATTTGCGATGTATGGAGCAATAGCAAGTTCATTTGGTTTAAGAGGAATGGGTAAAGTGTTAGGTAAAAAATGAGTACACAAAAAGAAATAGAAGCACTACTACGCAAAGCTAAGAAAGAAAACAGAGAGCTTAGAAAAGATATCGAAGAAAAAGATTTACACATAAAATTTCTTAATGAACGATTAGATAATTGGGCTGATAAGAACGCACTGTTGAGAGAAGAAAAATTAAAAATTACAGTTGATGATGTCATAGCATTACAAAAAGCAAAAGTTGAATATGCTTCCTCACAAAATCAAACACTTACAGAACAATTAGAAAAACAAGAAAAGGTAGAACTAGATGGCAACTTATCAGGGTAGAACAGTTAAACTTAATAAACCCATGAAGGGCGATGTCAAAAAATTCAAGGTGTTCGTAAAGGACGGAGACAAAGTTAAAAAGATAAACTTTGGTGATCCTAACATGAGCATTAAGAAGAACTCACCAGCACGAAAGAAATCTTATTGTGCGAGATCAGGTGGGATTAAAGGTAAAAACAATAAACTATCTGCAAACTATTGGTCTCGTAGAATGTGGAACTGTTAGGAGAATACTATGGCATACGGATATAAAAAGAAGGTGAAGGTTGTAAAACCTAAGAAAAAAAAGAAGAAGAAGAAATAATGGCAACTAAATCAATCAAAGCACCTAAAGGATTTCATTTCATGAAGTCAGGTAATACTTACAAACTGATGAAACATGAAGGTAAATTCAAACCTCATAAGGGTGCATCATTATCAGCTAAATTTACAGTACAAACAAAACATAAGGGATAATCATGGCAACAAAGAATGTACCTACTAATAAAGCTTTATATTCAAGAGTAAAATCTGAAGCCAAAAAAAAATTCGATGTTTACCCTAGTGCTTACGCTAATGCGTGGTTAGTAAAAACATACAAAAAGCGTGGTGGGGGTTATACAACCAAAAAAGCATGAGTAAAGCTAGTGGTGGTCTTACAAAATGGTTCGCACAAGATTGGATCGATATAGGATCTAAAAAGAAAGATGGAAGTTACGCTAAGTGTGGTCGTAAGTCTGCTAAAAAAAGTAAAAGGAAATACCCAAAATGTCTCCCAAAAGCAAAAGCGAACAGCATGACAGAATCACAAAAGAAGTCAGCAGTACGAAGAAAACGATCCAAAAAGCAAGGAGTTGGTGGAAAACCAACAAACGTCAAAACCTACGCTTAGTTATTATTAAATGGATTGATAGTGGTCTATGTGATCCTACATGGATTGAAGCTAGTTCCTACGAGAATAAATCTATGCCTATCTGCATGACTGTGGGTTGGCTACATAAAAAAACAAAAGACAAAACAATATTGTTTTCTAGCTACTCCCTAGACAATAATGAGTACAAAGAAGGCAACGAAGGTACGATACAAATAATCTATAACAAATGTATTATTGAAACTAAAGAGTGTTGAGATTGTGTTGACATTTTATTTCATTCCCTGTCATTTTCCCAACACCCTTTTCCCTAAAAATCCATGTTTTTCATGAATCATACATAGCTATAAAGTAGTGTCGAGGCAGTGTCAATCTATATCTACTGCCAATAATTATCTAAGTGTTGAAAAAGTGGTGGGTGTAATAGGATTTGA